GAGAAAAGGGAGTGATTACTCACTCCCCTTCTCAATTTACGTCTATCTCAAAGATAGATTAGATGTCACCTAAGTCAGAAACTTGGATGAGACCGTAGAATTCAGGACGAACAATCTTCTTCGCGTAGCGAGTCATTACACCCTTACGTGGTGTGAAGTTCGTTGGATCATAGACCAACGGTGTCATCACGAGTGGGATGTACGGAGCGTATACCGCACCTGTTTCGAGGAACTGAGCTCCACGGAAACCGATGAGGATTTGGTTTTCAAGCATATATGGGTTCTTGTAAACTGTGATGCGGCCGTTGAGAGCACCAACCTTTTGAACACCCATCGCAAACTTCATACCTTCACCGTCTACAGCATATCCAGGAATTGATTCAAGGATTGTTGCAACTTGTGGTGAACATACGAGGAAGTTAGCACCACCACGAAGTGTCTTCTGGTGGATAACGTTTGATACCTTTTGGATCTTGGTGCCAAGTGTTTGGAACCATGTCTGTTGGTTGAAAGCAGCTGCATAAGCTTGAGCGTTTGTGTAATCTGTGAAGCCGTTTGAAGCACCATCAAATGTACGACCGATACGAGCTGACCATCTTTCTGTTGTCTGAGCGTTCTTGATAAGCATATCAAGGATTTCGAGATCGATTTCTTGTGAAATGTACTCAGAAAGCATTGATGTCAATTCTGCTTCAGCGTCGATTGAGTGGTAAGCGTTCAAGTCTTGAGCATATTCTGGTGTCCATACAGCCTTCAACTTACGTGTCTTAGCCACGATTGACTCGGAACGAAGTTCAAGATTGATTTCTGGAATACCAAGGTCTGAACCAAGTGGGGAAACTGCATTTCCATCTTCAAAGTCACCACGGTTCGATGCGACTGGTTGCTTCTGATAAGAAACAAATACATCATTCACAGGAACAGATGATGCAGAAACAACAAATGTGATTTGTGTGTTTGTTGCATTTGTGTATGTGAATTGTGGGAAGTATCCCTTGATTGTTGAACCACTAACCTTGAAAGCACGAACGCCTTCAAAATCAGGATTTGACAACGATGCAGTTGAAACTGTAACTGTGAAGAACTTACCACCATTGATGTCTGCGAGATAAGCGGCTTCAAATTCAGTATCGAATTCGTAAACTGCCTTCGATGATGTTGTTACTGAACCTGTTGTGAAGTTAGCGGCACCAACTGCAGTAGACTTTGTGAGAGCGGTTGTTGTTGTGTCATTGATAGAATAACCAAAACGACCGGCTCCGTAAAGACCGCCTGAAGGATCTTGACCAGCTGCTTCTGCACCTGTAACACCGAATACAGAGTCTTCTTGTGAGTTTCTTCCCTTGTATAGTGGATCATTTGGATTCATGAATCCTGGCTGATTTGAACCATACTTGAAATCAAGGAAGAACACGAGACCTGACGGAAGGTTCATCGGTTGAACTGAAACGAAATCCTTAGCTGCGATTTCAGAAAAGATACGACGAACAAGTGGAAGAGCAACACCAGCCCACTCTTCTGAGCCAGCTGCTGTACCTGTACGTGATGATTCGTCGATAAGTTGCTTTGCTTGGTTCTCAAGAAGAACCGCGATAGAGTTCTTTTCAAACTCTGTCTTGATACCATCAAGAAGTCCTGTCTTTTCCCACTTCTTGATAGCGCCCTTGTTCTCATTCATAAGATTCTTATGAGCTGAGTTCGTCGAGCCTAAAATTGATTGAATACTCATTTATGTGTCTCCAATGTAAAAAGTTATAGTAAACCTGCTAGTTTCTTAAATCTGTCTGCCACCTGATTTGATTCTGTGAGAATCTTCTTCGATGGACGTGTGCTTGCTTGTGGCTTGCTTGCAAATGCTTCCTTCAAAGATGACTTCTGTGTTGGCTTTTGTGCCTTCATAGAACGACCCTTGAATGATTCAGCGAGTGTAGCGTAAACCAACTTGACCTCACGCAAACTTCCTGCACGATCAAAGTTTTCGATAACTGTGATCTTTTGTGACTCTGTGAGAGAGTACGAACGGAACAGTTTGTTTGAGAACAGAAGCTTAGAATTGAGAAGATTGACTTCATTCAACTTTTCACGTAAGAACTGGATGACTGCATATGCCTCGTTGACTTTTTCTTCCAACTCGGCTGTTTTTTCGTCTTCACCTTCTTCTACCGCTGGTGCTTCTTCGTGAGAATCGTCGTCGTCGTCGTCTTCTTCACGTAGGGCACGGAGAATTTCCTTGATGTCAACTTCGTCTTCATCACCCTCTTCTACCGCTGGTGCTTCTTCATCTTCTTCTTCAACCAACTGAACGACCTTTTCTTTCTTGTCTTCTGTATGGTCATCTGAAGCAGACTTGGAAGGTTGTTTGTTATCACCCTTACCAATCTCTGATGAATCAAGTTCTTCTTCGAGTTGACGGATGATTTCCATAAGGTCTTCATCAATCTCCTCTTCGCCTTCACCTTCTTCAACAGGGGCTTCTTCTTCACCCTCTTCTACCGGCATTTCTTCGTCGTCGCCTTCTTCCATTGCTGGGGCTTCTTCGTGTTCGCCTTCTTCTACCGGCATTTCTTCTTCCTCTCCTTCTTCCACATATTCTTCATCACCTTCACCCATTGCCATCTCTTCGTCCTCACCTTCAGACATTTCGTCTTCGGCTTCGGCTTCTTCAGAAAGCTTTGTTGCGATCATTGATTGAATACGTGGTTGGAAAGCTTCTTCGAGAGCAAGCTTAGCATTAGCGAGTGCGACTTCACGTACTGCCTTTGCGTCTGCGATTGCTTCTTTCAGTAAATCTGTCATAAACATCTCCAACTAGTTTCAGGGTTATTGATAACACCTATCTAACAGTAAAAATAGTAGTGACTCTATACGAATAGAGTATTGTACAAATAAATATGAGCTAAAAAATCATTCTATCACATTTTTCTTGTTTGGCATCAACTTTTTTAGTAAAGTACTTGATTTTTCAGTGTTCTCTTTTTTCTGAAACACTGTGCCTATGTCTCCAAGACGAAAAATGTGTTCTACGTCTTCGGAGTTATACAGAAAACGGTCAGATGGTTTTGGTTTCTCGGTTTCTTTTTCTTTATCATCAGGCATTTGGTTGCTCCACTTCTACTTCATAAACATTATTCTCTTCATCATGTCTTACTATCGTGAAATGGCATCCACGAGGTAACGTCAGTTCAGATTCAATACAAAACTCATCCTCAGAGCAAGGAAGTGAAAGTACTCGCATACCGCGTTTCAAGTTTATCTTGAATATCGCCGGTTTTTCTTGCTTACCATAATCAGCAACAACACCACCACCCAAATCTATTTGTTCATATGTGAAACGTTCTGCAACAAGTGGATTCAGGGATGTTGACGTGAAGGCATTATCTACCCACTCCTTTGCCTCTGTAAATTGTTCAAGGACATCGGGAAATACTCCACGGAAAACAACAGTATCATACTCAAGTACTGCACCTTCTGTTCTAAAGTGTTCATCCATGTTGTTGATGGCCTCCATTGATTCCAACTCTTCTTTTGAATACCGTTGGTTTATGAAGATTCGCCGTCTAATTGCGTCGGCCATCTCATCACGTATCTGTTGTATCTCATCGTTTGATAGAATCTCTGTTTCACCAAACTCATTACCCTTACGTAGAAATCTATTGATAGTGGTACTCGAAGAATGGTAATATTTTGCAGCTTTCACTACAACAGGGTCTTCAGTTGGTTTTGATACAGCCGTTAGTTTAGCGAGTGCAACTGCCTGAAATCTTTGAGCAATCTTCTTGATTGATTTCATTGTTTCCTTTGCATTCTCTTTATCACCGACTGAGTTTTGAGTCTTTATGGTTTGCATCAAATTCCCATACTCACGAAAGAACGGTGTAAACTCAAACTTAGCTAACTGTTTCTTTAGGTCTGGACGAGTGTTCTGTATATCCTGAACAATCTCTTCCTGTGTCTTTGTTTCCAATGAAACGTATGACCCGAGCTTCTTCTCCATCTTCTTGTGAGGTGGTAGATTTTTCTCTTCTTCCTTTTTCTTCTCGTCTTTCTTCTTCTCTTCTTTTTTATCAATACCACCAAAAGCGGCGGCTAGTGGGTCTCCACCGGCTTCACCACCGGATGCCTTCTCACCACCACCTTTCTTTGGTTCTTCTTTTGGTTCTTCTTTTTTCTTCTTATCGCCAGACTTTTCATGAACGGATGGGTCAAAGCTATCTTTACTTATGTAGTAAGACTTCCCGCTCTCCTTGTTCTTGACAAGCATCTTATCGGGATTCTCACTATCTGGTTTTTCACCATCTTTTTCAAGCAATATAGATTTTAGTTTTATCATCCTTCACCGAGTTAGTTATTCCATTTCTCGGTCAAGCTTTCTCTGTCTCTTCCGAGAGGCGTTCATTTTGTCTTTCTTCTTTTCAGAAGGTTTGATGTATTCAGTCCGTTTCTTGTACTCTTCGAGTATTCCACTTTCTTTTACCTTACGTTTGAATATCTTCAACATAAGGTCAATATTCATACCGTTTCCTTTGACCTTGACGTGTGCTGTCCTTGGTCTGTTGCTGTGAACTTGATCTGCCATAACATTTTCCTTTCAATTATCTGAATCTAAATTCTTGGTCATCATATGCTCTCTTACTCATAATAGCCAACAATCCTTGTTTTGATTTCGGTATCTTGAATTTCTCAATTGCCGCGAGTTTTGCAGCATATGCATCTTTTGCCTTTATTTCATGTCTTTGTTGGTTCCAAAAGGCATAGAATATACCCTCCCCGTCAGTTTCAGTTACCATCGGTTCATTTTTACCGTCGTCTTCAATTTCGTAATAGCGACTGAGTGTTTCACCGATTTCTTCGTATACACTTTCAAGTCTCTGTTGGAGTTTTGTGATTTCCATCACAGTCTTCTCAAAAATCTTGAACGACTCATTCATCTTACGTGAATGTCTTGATAGTGTCACACCATCGAACCAATCACCCGACTCATCTACAATATTCTTTGAGGCAAACTCAACAATCTTCTTGATGTTCTTGTATGTTTCTCTCAATCTACCTTCACGATAAATCGACTCACCATACTGATTGTACTTGCGAATCAATTCCGTATAAAGTGCCTTTTGTTCTGGTGTCAATGTTGGTTCTTTCTTTTCTTCACCGCCATCAACTCCTTCACCTTCACGCATAAGAGAACGAACTGTCTTTTCGATACGTTCACGTATTTTCTTCACCGTAGATTGATCGATGGATTCACGAACAGGGATTGTGTTTTCAACTTCCATCGACTCCGTTCGTTTTCTCATAAAATACTCAGTTGCATGAAGTCTTGCCCAATCATCTGGCGTGTTCTTATACGTCATCATACGTAAAGCACGTAGCATATTTTTTGCGGCCGTTCCAGTTGGTTTACGCTTAGAGTACGAATCGGCATACATTTCTAATCGCTTGATGTATTCTTGGTTGTTTTGAAGATTGTATTTCTTCACTTCTTCCTGTGCCTTAGCTGATAGTTTTACTCCACCGAGTGTCATCGCCTCTTCAAGCTCAACACCTTCTGCCTTTTTAGGAAGTCCTTTGTGCTTTGTACCGGCAAACTTCTCAAGTTCCTTCTCGGACATAGAGGCCGCTACTTGCTTTACATTCTTACTTACTTTTGAAGCAGGAACTTCCCCACGTTTGTAGGCAAGAACAAGTCCCATAAATTTCTGTTGTTTTTGAGAACTAGCAGGCATCATTTACTCCTATCAAAATATACATTCACATACATCACCAATTTCACAAATAATCTTTGTGATGTTTTCGTTTATACGTTGAAGTTTAGGGTCAATCTTAGCAATAGTCTTGAGGTCAACACCTTCTTTGATAAGACCTTCGCCAACAACTTGACCACCACCGGCAGGGTACATAAATGCCCCGTGAGTAGATGGGTTTGACACGAAGTCCCAACCAATCAACTCAAAGTCATCTTGAACTTCAACTGTTGTTTCATTTATCTCTTTTACTGAACCCATGCCACGGGATGAAATACCGAGACGGATTCCTGCCTGAAGTAGGTTCTTTAGAATGTTGCCCGACGGTGTTGGAAGTATCTCTACTTTACCAACAACGTCATCACCTTCCCAATTTACATCAAGGACGTTGTGACATACATTACGAAGATTGATAACCGAAGAATCCGGATGGTCTAATTCACCAAGAGCACGATTCTCTTTGATTTGTACCTTCTTGTAATTAGCAACTTCACGCATAAGAATCTTCTTTGGATAAACACGTCCATTTTGATTCTTTGCCTCTGCACGCTGAAGAACACCCGTAACGATAAGCTTACCACCATTGTCTGAAGATTCGTTCAGTTGTTGTGGAGCCGCCGAAAAAAGCATTGTATCTACAAGTAGTTGTTTCATTTTATGCACCCAATTCGTTTATCTTCTTACCAATTCTGTTTAGTCTTTCACCAATCTTGTGAAGCCGTGAGTGTGATGAACGCCAAAGTGTTCTTTGGTCAACTGCCATCTCAGTCTTCAGACGAAGAGCATGACCAACTGCACGTTCTACACGTAGAAGTGCTTGATTCAATTCTTTGATAGATGTGTTTATTTTTTCACTAGTTGTTTTTGTTTTGTCACCACGATACTCTTTATACGATGCCTCATGTAAAACGTCCATAGCTTGCTTATATGTGGATTCCTGTTTTACAAGTTGGTCATGTGATATAGAGTTACGTCTCTTTTGTTTTGGAACAATTTTGTATCCAAACTGCTCGGCGTTATCTTTTGTTTGAGCATCAAATTCTTCTTTAGCTTCACCACCCTGAGGTGAAAATGCCTTTGGTGTTTCATAACCGGCAACCATGCTAGTCACATTCATTTCGTTCATTTCATCTTTGAACTTTTTGTATGACTCAGATTCTTTCAATTGACGTATAAATTGTTCAACATTCATATCCATTACCAAATAGTAGTATTCTTGATAAGCACATAAACCGTCCCACTGTCAACCTTCACACTCTCTAAAGAAAACTCATAGAGATTCGGGTTATTTGCTGACAACGAAGCAAGTGGTACAGTTCCTCCGCCTGAAAAAGATGCGGTTCCTGTTGAACCATTCGGCACAATAATACCACCAGCACCAAAATTCGATCCAGTAAATGTTGTTGTTCCAGCATCACATCTGATTGATTTCAGATAACGACCGGGATGTCCTTTTTTCTGAAAATCATTGTATTGTGAGTCGGAATAGTCATACGGATGTGTTTCAACAGATGCCATTACTTCATCTCCTTCAAGTCTTGTACTAAATCATAATATCGTAGAAGTGCAGAAATGTGACTTTCATCAAGAGTCTTTAGTGTCTGATACTGATTCAGAAGGTCAGAGACTTCTGCAATCTTGATACGAAGTGTCTTGTCTTTGATACGCTTGATCTTATCTTCAAGTATATCACGCAGTTTGCTCGCCTCTTCTTGAACAAATGACTTCAAGTTGTTTGTGTTACTAACATTACCGATGTACTCACGTAATAGACTCTTTTGTTCAGTTGAAAGTTCACCATATTTCTTGTTGAACTTCTCGACGAGAATCTTGTAAGACATTAGTCGAATTTCTTTAGGTTCGTGTTTGAGTTCTACAGTCTCTTCGATAATTTCCTTTTTCGAATCTGAGACCATAGTTTCCATGATTGTCATTTTGGAACGAGTAATTTCTACGGGACTGTCAAGTTCCGTATATTCAAATATCTTGTAGACTGATGCCAGTAGTTTGTAGTTACCAACTTTCGTTTGAAAGAAAGCATTGATGTCAAAGTTCTCAGTGATTGCCTTTATGAGGGCATACTTTTCTTCATTCAACTTCTTCTTATTGATTTTCTTCCTTGCAGTAAGGACCGCCTCAATAAGCATCTGTGACTTTGTTTCACTTGGCATCTTCTCCTCACAGAGAGTCTTGTATAAACGATACTCCTTTATCATCTCGGTGTTCTTGTTGAAAAATTTCTTCAAGATACCCGTGGCGATAGAGTCCGTGCCGGATATGATGTCAGATGTTATTTGACGTGTTAGTAGTTCAAATAGCATCCCAGTGTTTCTGTATTTTGAATGTTTTATCTTTTTCATCCTTAGGTTACCCGTAATATATTACTCATAAGATAAATATGACCTAAACTCAAATTTCATCCAACAAATTCGATTCGTCAAGTAGATTCGGTAATGTCTTTTCTTGTTCGTGTGCTGGTCTCAAACTTTCAGAAATAATACTCTTCGTTTTCATTTTACCGGTTGACATCAGGTCTAACATATTTGAAAGTTCCCGTGTCAATCCTTCACGTTTTACCGATTCATTTGAAAGTGGTGAGTTACCTTTATAGTTATGTTTCGGTGAAAGATTCACATCAAGTGTTTTACCAACATCCTTTTTACCAAGTGGGTCACGACCAAAAGAACTAGCGTCTGTTCCATAAGTAGAACCACCTTCTCGAGGTCTACCAGCGCCTGGCCATCCACCTTCAGGAACTTCTACGTCATTGATTTGTTGTGGTTTCTTACCACCATAAATATTCATAGATGCCAAATCATGTGGAGTTCCGAATGATTCCTTCGTGATCTTTGGATCATTTCCTTCACTTTCAATTTGTTTCTGACGGAACTGATGCTTGATGTCTTCGATGATTTCATTCTTTTCAAATTCAGCTTCATCCTCTGAAAGATTGAAGATGTTTGAATAGATGTACTTCATAGAGAACAACTTCTTGTCTATCAGGTTACCGGCAAGATCTACTCGTTCTTTCCAAAGAGCAATCTTCTCTTGTTCATAGATGATAGACGGGCCTGTGAGAGAAAGTTCAAAATCAACAAGGTCTGCGTTCTCATACCCTTGTGCATATAAGTGGACAATCGCAATCTTTGTCAACTCAGAAATAACGATACGTTGAACTCTTTCAATTGTTCTTGCAAAACGAATATCAAGTGTTGCAAGTGTTGCCTTACCTTCAAGTGATTCATCAAATCCAAGATATGCCTTTGGAACTTTGAGAGCAGCAAATATCTTACCCTTTAGATACTCAACGTCTTCAATTGCCTGATACTGAAGTCCGGCAAGTGTTTCGATTGCAGTTCCGGCTTGACCACCACGAACAGGAAGATAAAAGTCCTCAAGGAGATTTTGCATATTGTAACGAAGGTTGTACTCACCAGTTCTCTCATCCATCACAGGTGTCTTCTTCATTGTATTCATGACGTTCTGCATATACTGGTCAACTTCTGCTGGTGGAATGTTACCAATATCAATCTTGAAGATTCTCTTTTCAGGCGCTCGCATGATACGGTGAATCAACATGGCGTCTTCCATAAGAACAAGTTGCTTGTAAAGTTTACGAGCACCTTCCAACATTGACTTACCATAAGGAAGGAAGTTTGTGTCACCTAAAAGACGGAAGTGAGCAATTTCATAGTTCTGAAATTCACCTTTACCGAGTGGGCCTTCATAAATAAACTTGGTCATATAAATGTGATCGGGGTCTGTTCCTTCATCACGTTGCATTTCATACGGTGAAAGTGGAACTACGTTTGTGATACCAACCTCATCTTTTACGTCAAGGTAAAGATAATGGTCTCCATACTTACAAAGATTACGAATCCACGGCCAGAGATTGTACTCGATGTTCAAAATATCATAGAAGAGATTGTGTAGAATCTTTCGGATGTTATCGTTATCTGAACGAATTGAGAGAACATCGCCCGTGTCATTTTTTAGTGTAGATTCGTCGGCGTAAATATCAAGTGCCGATGATACGATTGCGTCTGTGTCCATCGCCTCGTAGTCTGTGTAAAGGTCAATCTTTGTTGCAGAGAACGAGTTATATTGGTTGTAAACAGAAATAGGAGTTCCACGAGTTCCGTGTAATCTCCCATAACGGTCAATAACTTTTGATGTGTGTGGATTTCCATCTGCTTGATAGCGAGCGGTATCAACTACTTTGAGTTTCTTACCCCCAACATTTCTCACCACGACGTTCGTAGAGAAAAGTGTTTTCAGTCTATCAAATAAGGATTTCTGTGCCATTTATCACCTGTTTGGTTAGTGTATTAGTCCATAGATATAAATATGGGTTAGATTAGTATAACACCATTTTTAGAGTAACCAAGTCAGGTCTTCGTTCGGTTTCTTGTCACCAACATCCATTGTCCAACCAGAATCTTTTAGGGGACTTCTCATGTTTGTTGTACTCACAATTGATGTTGTTTTTCTCATATAATCCAGCGCCATCTTTGTTCTCATCATACCTTCTTGACGTAACTTCAATGCGGTATCACGAATCCAAAGTCCCATAGCAAATGACATAACCAAGTCATCATTGTATCCTGTTTGAGCTTCGGCTCTACCACCAGACCACACGAATACGAACATTTCTTCAGCTAAACGATTTGACTTGATGACTGGTGCACGTTCTCTGAAGTACATCTCATACTTTGATACCACAAGTGGTCTTGTCTTTGATGTCATTGAGAATCCCGGCACCATTTGTGATTTATCTTTGAGGTCATATCCCTATCTTCCTT